TCGTAGATAGTATTGTTGATGATTACAACTTCACTATCAATATAGATACTAGCGCTTACACCGCGTTTACTTATCCAACAATTGCTCAGCAGCCAAGTTCTTTCCCAGAAGTTACTCCTTTTGGCGAAGATACTGCAACTGCTTTAGTAACACTTGGATTAGTGGTACCTGAAATTGCTGGTCAACAGATCTTCAATACAAATACAGGTATTCTCGCTGACTCTACTGTTAACACAGGATTCCTCGGAATGATTCTAGGAACAGGTGGTAATGGCCTTGAGTTAACCACACCAATCTTAGGACCTTCTGGTTCTGTAGCTTGGTCTTCAGGTAACGTTGCAACTGGCGATACCATGTATTGGTTAGCTGGTAAATCTACCTACGGTGGGTTATAAGTAATAGAGTAACTAGCATCTAGTTATATTCAGATACTAGTGGAGGGGGTATAAAAACCCTCTCCATTTAAAACCGTCATAGCTTTAAAGCGACGGCGTTTAAAACGAAAAGAGAAAAGTATGGCAAAAGAAGCATTAGTATCATCGAGCGCGAGTGCATCAGTAGCACCTGCAATAAAACCTAACTACAAATATCTACGCGATAAAGACCGTGAGATGGTAAAAGGTGTTTTCAGATTCCATGAAGTACCTGGTGGTCAGATGGAATTTTGTTTTAAGAAATGGAAAGAAGATAAAGTTGAGAACTACAAATTGGTAGACGGTGAAATTTACTCATTACCTTTAGGTGTAGCAAGGCATCTTAATAAAGAGTGTTCTTACCCTGTTCATTCATTCATGATGGATGAAAATAACAAACCGCTTTCTAAAGTTAGCCAGAGAGTGAGACGCTGTTCATTCCAATCATTAGAATTTATGGATATTGAAGAGTTAACTTCCGATAAACAGATTATCCAAGTAGAAAACCTGTAGTTTTAAAGAGGTAACCTATGACCCAACTTGCATACCCCAATCCTATTTTTCAGCCAGCAATGCGAATTATTGCTGGAATAACTAATGCCAATCCTGCTTCAGTGACCACTACATTCGCCCATTTATATATTTCAGGCACGATTGTCCGTTTAGATATACCCCTCGGATATGGAATGGGACAAGCAAATCAGCAGTTTGGACCTATAGTTGTTACCTCGCCTACAACTTTTGATATCACGATTGATACAACGTTCTATGATCCTTTTATTACACCAACAAAATATCCATTAACATCTCAGTACCCGCAATGTAATGCTTTTGCAGAAAACAACGATATATTAACCGCAGCGGTACAGAATACCCTGCCTCACTCAGCAAGTTAGGAGTTCTCTTGGCAACTTATCCAACAAATGCCCCCGGTATGACACTTGCGGCAATACAACAAAAAGTTCGTCGAATTACTCGATCCCCGAGTGAAGCGCAGCTTACAACTGATGATCTTAATAATTATATTAATACTTTTGTGATGTATGATTTTCCAGAACATCTCAGAACATTTAATCTACGACAGGTATTTAAGTTCTGGTGTAATCCGTATCAAGATGTTTATCCAACTTCAATAATTGGTTTTGGTAACGCTTCCGATGCAACTCAACAACCTCTTTATAACTTTCAGAATCTATATCTTACGGTTCATCCGCCTTTATATGTCGCTGGGTATCAATCATTTTATACGCAATCACGACAAGAATTTTTTAACTTATATCCAAATATAACCAGTAGAGTTCTATTAAACCAAGTTGGTGATGGTATAACTACTACGTTTACTGGATTTATTCCATTGCAACAATTCGCAATTATTCCACAGAATTTACAACAACAAATATGCCTTGTTAAAAATAATGTTCTATTCGAATCAGTTGATCTTAATGGTAATGGTTTATCATTAATAGATGTTCCTGTTCTGGATGCGACAACTGGTAACCCCACAATATGGGGAAATTTATATACTCCAGGAACTCAACCCGTTCCACCGAATCAGCCGTTAGCGGCACCTCCCTACGCTCCAGGGAGCGGCGGTATACTCGCTAACAACTATATAAATTACACAACTGGCCAATTTGTTATCACTTTTCCGTTTGCTCCTAGAAGTGGCCAACAGATTAATAGCCAGACAGTTCCAAAACCTGTTTCTATGCCTCAGGCAATGTGTTTTTTTGATAATAATTTCATATTGAGGCCGGTACCAGATCAACCATATCAAATTAACTTTGAAGTGTACGCACGACCAGCGCAATTATTACAAACATCTTCTGTTCCTGAATTAGAGGAATGGTGGCAATATATTGCTTATGGCTGTAGCAAGAAGATATTTGAAGACAGAATGGATCTTGAATCGGTGCAAATGATATTGCCTGAATACAGAAAACAAGAAAACCTATGTAATCGTAGAACTGTTGTCCAACTCACCAATGAACGTAGTTATACTATCTACGTTGAAAGCGCTGGTGGTATGGGTGGTGGTAATAATTCAGGCGGCGGATGGGGATTTGGACAATGGTAAAGTTACTTATTTTCTGTGTTGTTTTAAGTCTCGGTGCACTATATTTATTTGATATGTATATGAAGAAAGAAGATTAACTATGCCAGTATTTTTACCAAACATTCCACAACCTACTGATCAACTTTCGGTATCGCAAGGGAATATTCTCAATAACTTTACTATTCTTGGTGCTATTGCAGGCAATACTAATCCTTCATCGGCAAGTATCAATGCTAATTCAGGATTTAATTGGATATATCTACCTACGCAAGCTGGATCTATCCCACCATCAGGCGCTTCTTTTGCTGCTGGCAACGTCGGCATTTATTCAGCAACTGATCCTGTTACAGGGCAGAATGAATTATATGTGAACAAAACTAACCAAACTACCGTTATGCAAATCCCCATCACAGGATCAATTTTAAGTGTAACTTCAGCGCCAGGAAACAACTCAAATGGTTGGGCATATCTTGGCGGAGGCATTTTATGGATGTGGGGAAGAGGTAATACAGGTAATGTTGCCGCTGGATCATATGTTATCCCTCTTCCTGGCGGATTCCCTGCATTTTCTCAGGTGTTTAATATTCAGTTAACTCCCATAGCTAATGGCAGTAGCGATCCAAAATCATCGTTCAATGCTCAAGCAGCACTGACAGGTGGACAAAATATCACTGTCTACCAATCAAGCAGAACTACATCAGGTAATCCTACTAACTTTACGCAGTTCTTCTATTCAATTATTGGTATACCAACATCTTATTAAGGGGATAGCATGCCATTCGATAAATTTCTTATATCGCCTTTTAAGACAGGTCTTCAAACTGATACACGTAAGTGGATGGTATTAGACGATGCTTTTACTGAACTTGAAAATGCTTATGTTTATCGTGGCCGAGTAAGGAAACGATTTGGCTCAACTCTTATGGGAATAACTCCACTATTGTCTAGGTTGCGAGTGAGTTTGGGTACTAATGCTAACACATCAATAAGTCTGCCAGCGAACGTATCGGGTCACACGCCACAGTTAGTATTAGGACAGACATTTTCACTGGGATCAGATCTATTTAATGTTTACCAATTGGGTGCAGGAGTAGCAACTTTATCTACTAACCCGGGTGTGAGCGCAGTTATAGATAGCACCACAAGTCCTAATACAGTAACTTTTACCGGTGGAGCTTTATCAACCGTATATTGGTATCCATCTTTACCAGTAATGGGCATTACTCAATATGAATCAGGAACTATAAATAATCATCCCACATTAGCTTTTGATACCGAATTTGCGTATATATTCATTCCTGGTTCAGGATGGCAGCGGTCAGGAAATGCATTATGGCATGGTAATAATACTGACTATTACTGGTCAACTAATTGGCAAGGTCTGCCGGGAACGACCGTTATATACGTTACTAATTTTAATGCTCAAGTTGGTGGTTCTTCTCCTGGAGCAACTGATGATCCAATATGGTATTCAGCTAACGCTGGAACAGCTGCTGCTACATGGGTTCCAATGTTAGGGAGCACAGCCAATGGAATTTTCTTTCTACCTTCACCAGCTGGCACCCCATTAGCACCGTTCACGGGACCATTTGTCCAAACTGCTCGAATCATAGTACCCTTTAAGGGACATTTACTTTTACTTAATACCATAGAGAATGATAATAGTTCTACTACTGGAACTGGAACCGCAACTGCTTACCCTCAACGGTGTCGTTACAGCTTTTTTGGTAATCCATTAGCTCGAAATGCATGGTACGAAGAAAACCAACAAGATAACGCTGCTGGAGCTGTAGGTAATAACTATATATATGCAGGCGCAGGATATCTTGATGCTTCAACTGAAGAGCAGATAATATCAGCTGAATTTGTTAAAGACAGACTTATTGTCTATTTCGAGCGCAGTTCATGGGAAATAGCTTATACGGGAAACCAAGTTAAACCGTTTGAGTGGAATAAGCTTAATACTGAATTAGGTTCTCAATCCACTTTCTCAACAGTAGCATTTGATAAAGATATATTAACAGTTGGTAATACGGGCATACATGCTTGTAATGGATCCAACGTTCAGCGTATAGATAACAAAATACCAGACGAAATATTTGAAGACTTCTCTTCTGAGCCGACAAGTGTTATTAGAACACAAGGTATACGAGACTATCAAAAAGAATTAGTATATTGGGCATTTGTTTCACAAGAAGGTCAAGCATCTGGAACTATCACCTTTCCTGATCAGATAATGGTTTATAATTATGCTTTGGGAACATGGGCTTTTAATGATGATTGCTTTACGGCGTTTGGATATTTTGAGCAACAATCGGATACCACTTGGGCATCATCAGTTCCTGCTACATGGGAAGTATCAAATGGAGATTGGATTGCAGGAGTGAGCGCAGCAAACGTCCGCCAAATAGCATCAGGAACCCCCGAAGGGTTTGTCTTATTGCTTAATCCAGAGTCCTCAAGAAATGCGGCATCAGCACAAATTACAACCTTAACTATTGCAGCGACTGGTATTATAACTATGGTTATCTACCATAATAATCTAGCGCAGAATACTATGGAATTTCCAGCAGATGGAGACTTTATTTTGCTTGAGAATATAGTCACTGCTGATCCTGCAACATCTACTTACCTGAATGGCTCCATATACGCTGTCGCATCGGTTAGTGCAGATGGAAATACAATAGCCATTAATACTGCTGACCGAATAATAAATGGCACACAAATTCCACCATTAATTTCGGGAACATATCTTGGAGGAGGAACAATTGCTCGTGTCTCTAATATATTTATAAACACCAAGCAGTTTAATCCTTACGATAAAGAGGATACTAACGTATTCCTGGGTAGGGTTGATTTTGCGGTACAGAAAACTGATTTATCTGTTGATACCAATGGGAAAAAAATACCGTTCTCTGGTGGTCAAATAACTGTTGACTATTATCCAAATGATTCTCAAATATCGATGATAGAAGCAGGTAATGAAACAACATCTATTATGGGTAATTCTATTTTAGAAACGACTGCATATGACCCAGCACTTTACCCGATGGAACAATATCAATCCTTACTATGGCACCCTGTATTCTTTCAAGCGGTAACTGAGAACGTTGAACTTGTCATGAGTCTCTCTTCTAACCAAATGATTAATCCGGGAATATCTCTCAATGATTTTGAGATGGAAGCTATAACGTTGTATACTATGCGCGCTGGAAGGATGCAATAAATGGCAGGTCAAATTAATTTCACCCAGGTTGGTGCGTTTGTTGAAACGAATTTTATATGGGATGTTCAGCAAGTACAGCAACTCGATGAAATAACACCTGAGTTTAAAGAATTACTTGTTCGTCTTTACCAAAATCTTGGAAAGATGGCCACCGTTCTCAATACAAAAGACACAGGTATCTATCAACTTACAGAGTTTGTTAACGGACAACGGTTTTTTAGTAATCCTTCTTATAATTCTTCCACCAATGTCCAGCCTATCCCTCGACCCGATTATAGAATGGTCGTTAATTTTGGTGCGCTACCTAATTCAAGTATAAAATCAGTGCCGCATAATATTGCAGTTAATTCCGGAACAACATTTACTAGGGTCTATGGAGCCTCAACAAACCCTGGAGTTGCGGGAGTTATTCTGCCAAGTTTTGATCCGAGTGATATAACTAAACCTATAAATTGCTGGCCTGATAATACAAATATTAATGTTCAAACAACTAGCAATATGAGTGCTTTTACTACTACTGTCATAGTAATCGAGTACCTAAAAACATGATTTTTGTTTCTATTGTCATGGTAGTAGAATTAGTTGAAAATATGATACAAAAAATTTAGGAGATAATTATGGCATGGTCAGATTGGGCTGGTCCCCTATTAGGAACCGCAGCAGGAGTTGGAACCGCTTTTATTCCAGGCGTTGGCCCAACATTAGCACCTATTGTAGGACAAGGTGTGAATGCGAGCTTGAAGGGCATAGATACTGCAACAAAAAAAGCCCCTTATGGATCAATGAATGCGGCGCAAGCAGTTCAAGGTCCAAATGGTTTAACTCAATTATCCAAATTTACTGGTGGACCACAACAACAACTTCACGACGAAACTATTAAACAGGCACTTGCTCTACTACAAGGTGGCAAATCCCAGACTTTCCAACCGATAGCTAACGAAGCGCGTGCTAATTTTGCTTCACAAACGGTTCCCTCACTTGCTGAAAGATTTGGCGGTAAAGGAAATGAACGTGGTTCAAGCGCCTTAACTGGACAAATAGCTGGAGCAGGATCTGGTCTAGAGAGAGCATTGGCAGCATTGCAAGCTCAATATGGTCAGAAAGAACTCGGAACATTGCTTAAAACCGGACTTCAACCAAGCTTTAATAACGTTAATTTTGAAGGATCGGGAGCTTATAGTGATATCGCAGGAGATATTGGTGAATGGCTACCTAAACTTCTAGATGCGTTTAATCAATACAGAAACCAACCTAGTGAAGAAGAGGCTGGAGAGCCTGGGTTCGATCTGAATAATTTAGAGAATAACCAGCAGAAATATGATCTCGATTCTATTCTCTCTAATTTATATAGAAAACAAGTTCAAAATCAACCTGGAATGCCAGGATACCAGTATAACCTTGGTGGGAGGCCGGCGTAATGGCATTAATACAAACAATTAAACAAGCTCCAACCGGTCTAGAAAAATTTGCTACAGGTTTGAGCACAGGTCTTAAAGCTCTTGCAGAAAATAAGATCAACCAAATGCATCATCAAGCAGGATTAAAAAGAACTTCAGCAGGATTACGTGCATTGACCGAGGGCGATAATCAAATCAGCCAAGAAACCGCAGATGCGTTAGCAGAATTAGAACCCGCACTTTTAAGAGAATATGTTAAAGGTGCCGTGAATCAAAAACATGCAAAGCAGACAAGTGCTAACGGTTTAAGAGCGCTGATTCCAGAATTAACTGAACAAGAAGCTTCTCATATAGCTACTTTAACTCCCGCTATTCAGGCCGACTTTTATAAGAATTATTTGGCGAATTTACCCTCACAAGAGGCTCAGCAACCCGCTCCACAAGGTCTGGGGAATGAACCTTCGCAAGGACTAGAATTTCTTTTAGGGCAAAATATACAACAACAAATTCAGCAGCCCCCAAAAAAAAGAAATATTTTCGAATATGCTACGCAAAAAAAACCAGAAGAAGTTATAGAAAGTCCCATTCAGTTAAGCAAGGAACAAAAAATAGAATCGCACTTAGCTAAAGTTGCTGAAAAAGAAAAAACTATAGCTCAAAGAATTGCAGAAAAAAGATCTGAGAACGATAGAAAGAAACAATTAGCGCAGATGAATAAAGAAGAGCGATCAGATCAATTTAAAGTCGATAAGCAAACTCAGAAATACTACGATGCTAATCTTGAAGCAGAAAAAGCTGCTATAGGTGGGGACTTGAGATTAGATAGGATGGAAAACCTCGTTAAGAAAGGAGATCTTCCTACATCTGCATTTTATAAATTGTTTAAATATGCCGCAGACAGTAAAGTTGGTGGGACATTGCCTTTTATAGGCCATCTTGCTGATATTCCAATAAAATTATTTGGCGGTGTTGGTGAGACAACTCAGAAATTATTACACAAAGATGTCGAGGAATTCGAAAAATTAAGTGCTGATTTTGCAAAAGATGCGAAAAAATATTTTGGTTCCCGCTTGACGGACGCAGATTTGACAGCTTTCATGCGTACCATTCCCACTTTGGCACAAACTGATTATGGCAAGTTAAAAATGATAAATAATTTGCGCGCTTTTCTTGATCTAGCTCATGATGAATATAAAGTCATGGAAGAAATAATATCAGAAAACAATGGAGAGCGTCCAAAGAATTTGGAATTAGAAGTTCATAAACGCATGAAGCCCAGAATAGATGAAGTATCTAAAATATTCGTTGAAGGATATAAGAGATAATTATTCTGCTTCTCTCATACATACTTTAAAAACTGCGTACATTAAATAATATGGTAAGAGCATCAATATAAAAAATGCTCTTACTAGTTTTGTAACTCTTCTCATCATCTTAATCCTTTATTTCTCTTAGTTTATCTTCAATAACCATCGTGCACCATTCACCAAGGCGCATATATTCTTCATCAGCGGCTCTCTTAACCTGTTCATGCATTTCATCATCAACCGTAAAGAATAATTGTTTACCGTTCTTCATTTCCATCCCAACTCTTTTTCAACCTTAATCTTCTCTATTGCTGCTACAATTAACCAATCTTTAAGACTTATGTATTGATCGGCAGCCCTCTTTTTCCATTCTTTATGAACTTCTATTGGTATATCAAAGCAAATTTGCTTAAGTCCAACTCTATTTCTTGTCATTAAAAGCCTTTATTTATAACTTATATTTATAATATTACATTAATTTAAATGACTAGTCAATCCCTTGTGTTTCTAATCTCGGCATGATGTGATTAATATGTAAATTTATTCTTTCAAGGAGATTACTATGCCAAAATATTACAATCAAGTTGCTTATGGTCTTAGCCAAGGTCTTATTCAAGAACCACCAACACCTATTATTGCTAATCGCGCGCCTACTTCAAATGATATAGGGTATCCGTTAGCTTCGATCTGGATTTTCAAGTCGTCAAATGCAGCCTATATCCTTACATCTGTCGTTAGTAATGCAGCCAACTGGCTTCTTCTGGAAGTATCAGGAGGCTCAGGTGTATTCACAACTGTGACAGCGTCTGGGAACATAACTTCTACAGGGGGTAACATTTCAGCTACAGTCGGATCTGTTTCTGCTGGAACAACTGTTACCGCTGGTACAGGAGTGGTTGCTGGTACGACGGTAGTAGCAGGTACAGGTATAACGGCAACTACAGGAAATATCTCCGCATCTGCAGGTAACGTTCAAGCAAGTGCTGGTGTAATTGGCGCTGCTGTTATTGCTACAGGTGATCTTGGCGGTACTGCTGCTGAAACAACCTTAACTAACGTGAGTGTTCCCGTTGCTGGCGGTACAGGTGCATTTACAATAACATCTGCTACTACATCAGGCGCAGCTACTAATGCTGGATTCCTCAAAATGTATGTAGGCACTACTGCTGTGTTTGTTCCTTATTACACAACAACAGCTTAGAGTTTCGGGTGAACTGAGACGACTTCTGTTGTCTTAGCGGCTCATCGGTAGGGAAAGGTATGAGGCTTCTTTTCTACCGATGAGCTATACTTAATAAATTTCTTTTTCACCCCACACTTTAGGAGTTCGTTATGAACAAAATTATCTTTTTCAATCTCGAAAAACAATCAGAAAAATCTATTTATCGCCTCTCGATTCTTGCAGGAACTTCTTACGAAGCTGCAATCGAAGCATGCCAAGAATTTATTGTTAAATTGCAGGAAGATATGGCTGCTGAAATAGCTCGTTGTGAACTTTCTGATAAGAAGGTTTCTGAAGTTCAACCTGAAATTACAGAAGTTATTAGTCCAGAACTTACGGAGTAAACCTATGGCAGTAAAAAATAGCGTTGCAGCATTAGCAGCTTCTCAATTAGCGTTTGGTTCCATATCAGGAACCTACGCTCTTTTGGGAACCCTATCTAATGCATGCTTCATGATAAGAATTATTAATACTACCGATGAAGCTGTTCAGATTTCATACAATGGATCAACGCTTAATGATGTAGTTCCTTCTGGAAAGGTAGCCGAATTAAATTTCCAAACCAATTCACAGCCTAATACTTCTATTGCAAACATGGCAGCTGGAACTCAAGTATGGGTTGGTGGAGCTACAGGAACAGAAGGCGCAGTATATCTTTGTGGGTATTATAGTCCACAAGCAGCAAGCAAATAGGAGTTATTATGTCTTCAGCAAATTTAGCCGTTAGACTCTATCCAGAAGTATTAAGAACTCTTGCTTTTGGGTCTATTTCGGGAACATATGCAGGAATTGGTACACCATTACTTAATCCATCACGCATATTATACATAGTTAATACTACCGATGTACTTTTAACTTTTAGTTTTGATGGTATCAATCCACATTTTGTTATACCATCTGGATCTTATATCTTGATAGATATCACAAGCAATATGACTCTTACTGGTGGAGCTCTAAATATTGCTGCAGGACAAAGAATATATGTTGAAGGAGCTCCTACTCTAGGAGCAGTATATCTTTCCACATTTTACGGAAGTGGAGCCCTCTAATGTCACAATTATCACGCTTTCTAATATCGTCAGGTCCAGGCTCCGGAACGGTAAAAAGCATTATATTCAATGGTGGGTTAACATCTACGCCGGATCCAGTTACAACTACCGGCACGGCAACTATAGATCAAACAAATCTAACCGTATTAGATGGTACTGTTTACTGGGATACTGGAACACAGTTATTAAATACCACGGCTACTGGAACAGCTGGGGAAGTTCTCACAAGCCAGGGCGCTGGTCTACCACCTATATACATGGCAGCTCCTGGAACCACACTTACATTTGATGCTGATTCAGGGAGTGCAACGCCAGCTGCCAATGTAATTAACTTCTTAGGTGGTTCAAATATAACTTCAGCTGCCGCAGGATCGACTGTTTCTTATAGATTATCTGGAACTACAAATCATACGGTTCAACTTGGTAACTCTACTGGATCACTTAATTCACTAACTAATGGAACTACAGGACAAATTCTTACTGCTCAAACAGGCGCCGATCCCATATGGACAGCTCCGGCAACCAGCGGTACGGTAACGAGCGTTTCAGGTGGTAATAATATTACTATAACTGGAACCGCTACTATAAACCCAACGGTTAACGTATCTGGAACAACAACCCATGCAGTACAAATTGGTAACGCAACTGGATCACTTACATCACTAGCCGTAGGAACTACAGGGCAAGTACTCACAGGGGTTACTGGTTCAGATCCGGTATTTGCTAGCCCAGCTGCTTCAGCAATTACCATAACGGGTGATAGCGGAGGAGCCCTTGGGCCATCAAATGCTTTCACATTCACGGGTGGCACAACCGGTCTCACTTTTTCTGGATCAGTGACTACTGAAACACTTAGTGGAACCCTTGCAATAGCGAATGGTGGTACTGATGCTACAAGTTTCGCCCATACCGATGGTGTAATCTATTATGACGGAACTAGGTTAATTGCTACGAGCGCTGGTACAACCGGACAAGTATTAACCGGTGTGACTTCAGGTGCTCCAGTATTTGCTTCGCCGGCCGCATCCTCAATATCTATTACAGGTAATACCGGAGGAGCACTAACTGGTAATGCATTTACATTTAGTGGTGGAACTACAGGACTTAGTTTTGGCGGTTCAGGAACCACAGAAACTCTCAGCGGAACATTGGCTGTTGCTAATGGTGGCACTAATGCAACTTCATTTGCAACAACCGATGGTGTTGTTTATTACGATGGTACAAGATTAGTCACTACAGCTGTCGGATCAGCCACTCAAGTTTTAACGTCTAATGGTGCAGGCGTAGCGCCTACATTTCAAGCGGCTGCTTCAGGTGGAATAACCACTATAAATGGTGATTCTGGGTCTGTAACTGGATCAACAGTTTCTATTAAGGGAAATGGTGTCTCTGGATCTGGACAAACTGTATTGTTTTCAGGATCTGGAACAGCTATGTCTTTTAATGTTACGGATGCCAATGGTAATACTACAATTGGAAAAACAGTAGGTAAGGCTGCTATGTCTGGACAACAGAATGCAGGAATCGGATTTCAAAGTCTTGGTGCTTTGACTACAGGAAGTAATAACTATGCGCTTGGATATAATTGCCTCAATTTATGTACATCGGGTGCCGGTAATATTGGAATAGGATCTGGAGCTGGTAATGGAACAGTATTAACCAATTTCAGTACCTATATCGGCTATTCGGCCGGATCAAGTGTAGATGGCGCTAACAATACCATGATTGGATTTTTTGCTGCACCATCATTATTGACGGGAACACATAATGTTATTTTAACTTCATATGAAGGCGGGATAAATTGGACCGGATCAGAAAGCAATAATATTACCATTGGAGAAGCTCCGGGAACTGCTGGAGACAATCATATATTAACTATTGGTAACGGTACTGGTACTGGTACTGGTCAATTAAATAAAGCTTTTATATCGGGAATAACGGGTATAACCGTCACGGGGACAGCCGTCCTGGTGTCAAGTGGAAACCAATTGGGTATCGCAGTTTCTTCAAAAAAGTATAAAGAAAATATCGAAGATCTCGGAGATGTTTCATCATCTATTCTAGATTTGAGGCCCGTATCATTCAACTATACAGTTGGCGATGATCATTCACAACAAACTGGCCTTATTGCTGAAGAAGTTCATGAAATCATGCCATCACTTGTAGCGTTCGATAAAGATGGTGAAGTTCAGGCCGTTAAATATCACGACCTTCCTGTATTGATTCTCAATGAACTCAAAAAATCTTTAAAACGCATAGAAATTCTTGAGGAGAAACTCAATGTCAAATAATAGTGATTTCAGACTTAATGGTCTCAACCCTCTCAGTTATATGGGTGTTAATCCCCGTACACCTGTACCATTTTATTCACGTCCGATGGACCCAACATCCACGGACTATGCCAACTTTATCTTAGGAACAATATGGCTTAATACTACAAGTGAAGCCATATGGATGCTGGTAAGTAAATCTGCGCAAGTTGCAACTTGGGTAATGATATCCACAGGTGCTTCAGGAACAGTAATAGAACTTACTGGAAACTCTGGAGGTCCAATTTTACCATTAGCGGGAAATATAAATGTCGTCGGTGATGGAACGACCATAACCGTGGTTGGTAATCCAGCAACTCATACACTTACTATTTCAGCAGTTAATACAGGAACAGTTTCGACCTTGACGGGAAATTCTGGAGGAGCTGTAAGTCCCACGGCTGGAAATATAAATGTTATTGGCGATACAGTGGGCATTACAATAACAGGAAATCCAGGAACTCATACTTTGACTGCTTCTCTTGTTGGTGGCGGACAAGCTGCGCAAAGTTTTCCCACAGATTCAGGAACAGCACTCCCAATAGCAGGCGTTCTTAATGTGTTAGGTGGAACTTCTGGAAGGGATATAAATACGTCCGGTTCTGGAAATACTATTCATGTTGATCTTAAAAATGCTATTACCCTGGGAGATCTTACCCCGATCGCGGCAGGAAGTCCGGGAATAACGATGACAACAGGTGATCTAGTATTTAGCGGATCTATAACATCTCCTAGTACCATTCAGATGATCCGTTGGACGAGTTTCAACAACAGAATTCTATTCTTTGATAATAACGTTTTCATTGGAGAAACTGCAGGTAATACTACATTAACTGTGGGTGTAGGTATTTTTAACGTCGGAGTTGGTCCTCAAGTACTTCAATCACTTACGACCGGTCCAGGGAATAATGCCTTTGGGAATGCCGTATTGCAAAGTTGTACTACTGGAAGCAATAATCTTGGGATGGGATATGTTTCCCTTCAGGCATTAACCACGGGATCATCTAATGTTGCAATAGGAGATAGCTCGTTAACACAATTATTGACTGGATCAACTAATATTGCGATCGGTCATGGCGCTGGCGGATCATATATTGGTGCTGAATCGAATAACATTATCATTGATAATGGAACAGGTATCGCGGTTGCGGGCGAGTCGAATAAAACTAAAATAGCAGGCATTCGTGGCACTACAACCACGAATAATAACGCAGTCGCAGTTCTCATAGATTCCGCGGGACAATTAGGAACTGTTTCATCTTCTATTCGCTTCAAAGAGAATGTTAACGATATGGGCGAAATAAGCTCGCCAATAATGTTTCTACGTCCAGTTACATTCAATTACAAAGAGCGTTCCGCTAATGAAATCCAAGTTGGTCTTGTAGCAGAAGAAGTTGATAAAGTAATGCCCAATCTTGTAGCTCATGATAACGAAGGTGAAATATTTTCTGTTAAATACCATGATCTACCAGTTCTACTATTAAATGAGCTCCAAAAGCAATCTAAGTTAATCGCTGATCTGCAAGACAGAATCGCAATTCTGGAGAAGAATTAGTATAATATATTGATCTTTAAATCACACTCTCCGTGTAAAAAAAAGCCATATGTAAAAGGAGTCTTTACATATGGCTTTTTAATTAAGCGTCGTGTTACAAAATATATCTCTATCTCTTGGCTTATTAATATCCTTGATACATGAGCTTAAATTTATTCTCGTCGAATGAAACCCATTTTTTCGTAATAAAATATATTACTTTTCCATGAGATATATAAAAATAACGGCAATGATATAATAATTATTAATGTTTTATAAATTTCTTTCATATCTTTTCCCATCTAGGTTCTTGAGGTATTCTTTTTGCAATGATTATATTATTAGCATACTTGTTCATATCCGTGCTCATCTAGGTTTTTCAGTTTTTTATCTTCATTCCACTTTTTATATATTTTATGAGTTTAGGTTTCAGGAGCTCTTCATGCCAAACCCAGCCGATGCAGTCTCCGGTTTGATGATCTAAATATGGTAGTAACCAATCTATAAACAGTTCGATTTCGCTATCATAATTCTTGGTATCACTTCTCGAAAATATTTTATTTCCTTCAAAGAAATTAAAAGTTTCAGGGATATGATACACACTATTCATATATCCAATTGCTCGCCAATGAGGACAGGAGAAAAACGGGTGATTAGGAATAGCGGTATCTTTAATCTCAACTCTATCCCTAAATAAGTATTTTAATATATTAAGAACATCAGGCGGTATAGATGATTCTTTCTTTAACGTGCATTTAAGGACTAATTCGGTATAGGTTCCCATTAGTTTAAGTAACCTTTCATATCATTATATAATTCATCCATTTGGTAAGCATTTATTGAGCTTTATTTCCCTACTTCTATATAAGAGAATTACATAATCTCCATTGGTTATATTATCTTTAAACGAATAATCATTTTCTTTAATATAATTATGCCATCCGCCATAGTAACCATTGCTCTCATTTCTATAAATGATATCGACATAGCCCTTTTTTGTTTTTAATAGATAGCCATATAGATCTATAGACTCTGCATCCCGGTATTTGGATTCGAAATTATGCGATTCTTCTTTTGTGAAATATTTTTTCTCGATACCTATAACTTCTTCACCTAATAAATTTTCTATATTTAAAATATCTTCAAAGTAACAACTTGAGCAGCAATCACCCTCGGTTTCATAGAGGAATCCGTCACGATACCCATCAAAAAACATTAAATAAGACTTACATTCCGATATATATATTCGCCATACTATTTTCTTGAATAATTCAATCATATCTTTTCCCATCTTGGTTTTTCGGGATCATCGCTGCGCTGGATATATTCTTCGACGACCATATTCATTACATTAATTACATGACAATATGTACCTTTGTCAGCCTCGTCTAGAATAGATGGAGGTGCATGGCGTATTATAATCTTCATTACTTATCCTTTATTTACCAAGTACTACTTTTATCAATTTATGAAAAAACATTATGGATATAAGGCATGCGCTTAAACCTAAAAATAATTCATATGAAATCATTATTTACCATTTCTAAGCAATTTTATTTCTCTTACTTTACGAATAGAGGCACTGTATTTTTCTTTAGGAAGATCTGCTACAGATAATAATTTGAATCCTTCTAATATTTGTTCAGCAATATCTGGATATTCTGATAGCTCATATTCCAATTCTTCAAGCTGCTCTTTAGTAATAACCTCTGAAGATTGCTTTTTTGGATCATATTTCGCATTCAACGCTGTCCCTTTTGCGAATGTTTCCCTTGATGTGGCAACTGCGCGTTCGCCATCATCATCATCTGAATCATCTGTTACGACGACTCCCACAAGGGCTCCATATGAATATCTGCGAAGGTATGTCAGATACGATCCGAGAGCTTGCACATCATTTTTAGGCGGAAGAACGCGCATGTTAGTTTCTATCCATTGACCACTAGAATGCATCAATACCGTATGTATCATTGTTGCGCCATTATCATCAGTAATAATCTGCTGCGTTACGCTCAATCCATTCTTGGTTAAACTCGGGCGTGATACGCGTACTATTTCAGATAAATCCGCATAAGAAGATTTAAAATATGGATTCTCACTATTAAGACCAGCGGTAGGCATTTCACTTTGAGCTTTTGCTAATGCTGTGGATAATTCATTAATTTCTTCAGATCTATGCTTTGGTTTTCTGAGTGCAACTTCTTGAGCTGTCCATTCGGCACGTAAGCATTCTTCTTTTTCTTTTTGAATCTTACCAACGAATTCTAATATTTTATCTATTTCCATTGCTGTCCAATATTTTTCTTTAGTAATTTTATTATTTCATTATCATCATCATCAGCAGCACCTTGAAGGTCATCAGTTAATCCGCTAATGCTTTTGTAATGCTCATAACGTTCTTCATATTTTTTCTGAATCTTGCGAGGCAATTTCATGACTGGTATTTTATCTATTTCCATTATCTCTCCATAATCATTGCAAATATGTTTACCTGGATTGCCACAAACATATAAAGCGGACTACCACTTATACCATAAGCAGCCATGCCAAATAATACGTTGGCTATATATAATAAGTTCTTATCCATTAAGTTAACCAATCTATTTTTTCAGGATATAACAAACAAGCAATGCATTTTTTATCTTGAGTACATTTACACATTATTTCTCCACTAATTTATTGATTGCACCTATTTATAAGTATATACTATACTATATACATTTCAATATCTAGATGGTTAAATATGATAATTAATAATGAGTTAATGACAACTATAAGTGCGGCGAGATTCTTAGGGGTATGCAAACAAACTCTCTATAGATGGGACAAGCTAGGAAAGCTTAGGCCCTTAAAGATGTTTGGTGGCTATCGCTATTATAGAATAGAAGATCTTAAAAAGTTTAAAGAAAAAATTGCCGAATGAATAAATATAATCCATAATAGGTAGATTTGTTTGTGCGATGTGCACAGCAGAATGGCAAGCTACATGAGTAACTTGTAACCGAACTATCACTAAAATAAAAGCCCAGTTTTTACACTGAGCTCAAATTTTTTACTTCTATCAAACTTGAATCGGGCGATCGAAGAAAGGACAAAACAACATGAATAACTTAGGGAAATTATCATGATATTTCAACAAAGAACTCAACAAACGAGATCAATGTATGTTTAATATTAAACGATTCCCCAGACTTGTCAACAGTTCTCAAGTAAAAGATGTGTATCCTGTTAAAGATATTCAACTTAATCCTTTTAAATATCTCTCAAAGAACCTATCTGAAAAACAACGATTAGTTTTAAACTATCTTCTTTTTATATCTTCGCGTTCTCCAGATATATACCCAGAACAGAAAACCATAGCTAAGCATGCTGGTCTTTCGCGCGAGTGGACATCAAAAACAATCGGAGAGCTCTGTTCTATGGGTTTACTCAACAAAGTATACCGAGCAAATCATTCATGCCTTTATAGGGTATCCTCGTTCTTCAATAAATCATGGGTACGAGAAACACTTAAACCATTATTCTCATCTTTGGGATGGGTAGCAATCATCTTTTCTACAGGTATAAACGGGATCACTTCACACGATATCAAGAACAGTTTTATTTATAAAACAAACACTACTAATATTAGTAGATTAAGTAATATTAATTTCATAAAGGGAAAAATGGAGAGAGTAGTAAACCCCATAATTCAACGACTATGTGATAAAATAAAATTCGATGACTATATTCTTACCGAAGTTTCGAAATATCCCGATAAGATTTTGGAATTAGCTGAGAAACTATTCGAATCAACGCCCAATATTAGAGATCGACAGGCATTCTTTCTGGGGATCTGTAAAAACGAGACATTAAAAGCCCAGAATCCAGAGAAATATAGTTATAAACATAAGATGGTTTCTGATAATAAACCGTCACAATCTCAAACTTCTCAATACAAACCATGGGCTAAGTCTGAACGGACTGAGGAGCAGATACAAGCTAGTATGGCTGCTGCTCGGTTACGTCGACAGAAGACATTAGATCATATAAAATTGGTTAGTCGTATTTAAAAAAATAAACTATGGGATTAAGAATGGACCAATTAAAGTCTTCGCGACTCACCAAATATTTACCAGATGAAGAAATTACATCCCTCCGTGATGGATTTTATAATGAACTTCAACTTCTTTATTTTTTAAGGAATTTTATTATATCTAAAGAACACACCTCTGAAGAGCTAAATAAAATTGATAAAATTATAGACAGAGTTAAGTGGTATCTTTTCGATTTAATGTCTGAAGTTGGAAGTAGATTACAAATAACTACCGATGTCTTCACTGAAATCGCTGAAATAATGGCGCGTGAAGAGCAATTTATTAATAATAAGTGATATAGCTCTTTTTATGAATTTAATCTAAGCTAGATCAATTTAAAAATATGGGAGTAGTAATGAATTCTTCGTATATCATTCTCGGTGATCCGATACCTTTAGCTAGACCAAGAATGTCAGGGCCTTCACGTATCGTTTATGATTCACAAAAATTATTAAAGCATAGTCTTATCCATCAGCTTCTTAAACAACGCGGTGATACTCCACTTCTTTCTGGGGCGTTACATCTTGATGTTACTTTTTATCTCAAGATCCCTAAGTTATCTCTTATCAAGATGAAAGAAAAAGTTGGCCAGTACCATGTATATAAGCCAGATTTAGATAACTTAATTAAGATGATATTAGATGTTGCCTCTATGAAAGACTTTGATGATGTAGATGGCGTTCTTATGCATGATGACTGTATAGTCTCTTCTATTAATGCTAAGAAAATTTATGATTTAGAACCCCGAACTGTATTTACCTTGAGTGAACTTAAATGAAGATATTTTTAGCTATAGCGGCATTCGCTATCAATGACTTTGGTGATATTGCCATTGAACCTTTAGTGACCTACGCAGAAGTAAGAGAAGTAAATGACTTTGATTTCTGCTGCGAAGATTGTTTTAAGAACATGTGTGAAGATTGCTTAGATAAATTATTCCCTGAAGAAGAACTAGTTTTTTGCGATGAAGAAAGCTCAAATGAAGAAACTACTTCAAAGTAATACTTCTGTAACCAAAACTTCTCATATTAGCCTTAAAGTTCCCAATGGGTCAAAAAAAGTGTTTGAAGAGATTATTGATGGTATAACTGGTGATAAAAAACTCATAAGCGAAGAATTTATTGAAGATTTAGCACGTCAGTCAGTTCAATCCGCGCTCAATAAGAAAAATGATATCAAAGCTATGGGTTTCTTCTTAAGACTCGGTTATGGATCAGATTCTATAAAGAGATGGTCAGAGCGATCAGAGAAGTTCAAAAGGCTCTATGAGCAGCGTAAAGACATAATAGGTCTCAAGCGCGAAACAGGAGCTGGTCTTAAAGACTTTGATGAAGACAAAGAATACATACGTCTCAACGAGAACTTTATACGCCTTTCTATGCCTCTTTATGATCCTGAATGGATTGAGAATGAGAAGCGTATTGCAGCACTTAATAAAGAATCCGAGAAACCTGCAATTCAATATGTCGTTATCCCTGAATTTCCGAAAGAGTAGACATGACAGATATCCCAGAAAAATACGGCAACTGGACTGTTCTCAAGGAATGGAAGAAATTAGGCAAAGGAACCATGGTCCTTTTAAAATGTGACTGCGGTACCGAAAGAGAAATGACCAAGAGTCAGTTCAGAAATACAGGAACTAAGATGTGTAAGAGCTGCAGTATAAAAAAGAACCATGACGTTCCTCTATTCAAAAGATTGTGCAATGTTCGTCAGAATGGCAGCTTTAATAAATCAAAAATATTCTTGGATCAGGTATGATAGGCGAGATTCCATTACATATTGTTCTTTTAGCTCTTTCACTTGATGGCAGATTAAAGTGTGATAAGCCACAGTTGATAGTAGTAGAAGATAAAATAGAAATAGCATCCCCGAAGTGTATAATTCCGCGTAAGTTTAAATCTAAAAAGAAAAGTATGTTCTTCATAGGCGAGGATAATTAATGGAATCAGAAAAAATATTGGATCTTACCACTAACAAACCAACTTGTGGTGAAGAGCGATGCATAACGTATTATATTGAAAAACAATTTCAATCCCTTCTGACCGGCATAGAAGAAGAGAAGCTTTCAAAAGCTCTAATCAAGATAAAAGAAGCTTATAAAGATATAACGGGTATTTGCATCGATGCTCTTATAAGTGAAAAGCTCTGTGCGTTCTGTATAAACCCATGCCAAATTTGCCATAAATTACCATGATATATGAACCACAATGGATTAAAGTTTCTGATCAACTTCCTGAAGCATATAGTCAAGTTTTAGTTACTAATTCGAAACATAGTTTCCACATTTGGATAGCTTATTATGAATATGACAGAAGCGTTTTCATGTGGTCACCCGAGAGAGATATCAAGTCTGTTCCTTTAGAGGTTACTCATTGGATGCCTGTCCCAGAAAATCCTTGGTTTAAAGAGAATAGATCGGTGAATTACGAAAAATTTACGGCACCTTTCAAACTTGATATCGAATATCCTAGTGAATAATTATGACAAAAGAAATAACAGATAGAACTGGAGAAGTTTTTGGTCAATGGACTGTGCTTGAAACAGTAGTGGACGAAAGACTCGGAAAAAAATTAATATTCTATAAAGCTCAATGTAAATGTGGTTTAATACAATTGCTTTATCAAGGAAATATTAAGAGATCAAATCAGTGCCAAAAATGTTATCTAGATGAAATGTCGGGTGATATGATTAGTAGAAAGTTCAATCGACTTACCATTAAAGAATTAACACACTCTGATGGTAATAATAAATATTATAAATGCATCTGTGATTGCGGGAATGAGCGCATTTGTAACGGAAGCGCTTTAAGGCGTGGGCAAGTAAAGCAGTGTCATGAATGTAAAAATAATTCATGTAAAACCCATGGAATGAAAAATACTTCTATATGGATAATCTGGATGGGCATGTTGGCTCGATGCAATAATCCAAAGAATAAAGCTTATAAAAATTATGGCGGACGTGGTATTAAAGTATGTAAAGAATGGCATACTTTTGTTAGTTTTTATGCTGATATGGGGGATCGTCCAGCAAATCTTCAATTAGATCGCATAGATAATGATAAGGGATATTTTAAAGAAAATTGTAGATGGATAACCTCTAAAGAAAATAATAACAATAAGAGGCCGCGTGAACATTGAATCAGTAATACATCTTAATAAATTTTCGCCTCGCCAATATCAATTACCGGTTTGTCAGGCATTTGAAAATAAAAAGTACAAAAAGTTTCTCATAGTCAATCCCAGAAGGTCAGGTAAAGATTATGAATGGTGGGCGTTAATGATTAGAGAGGCTATTCGAATACCTGGATTATATCTTTATTGTTTGCCCACTTTTTCTCAAGCTCGTTCAGTTATCTGGGAAGGTAAAACCAACAAAGGAGAAAATTTCATCGATGAAATACCTAAAGCACTTATTACTAAAATCCGTAATGATACTATGTCTATTAATCTTGCTAATGGCTCTCTCATTAGGCTTGTGGGTAGCGATAGTTATAACACGTCTATAATCGGTAGTAACCCCAGAATGATAGTTTTTTCAGAGTATGCCTTATGCGATGAGAATGCTTATAAACTTGCTGCTATGCCGATTCTTCGTGCTAATGACGGCATCGTTGCCTTAATTTCAACCCCTCGGGGAAAAAATCATATGTACGAGCTCTATCAGATAGCAAGGAACTCAGAAGATTGGTTTACTCAGTTTCTAACTATTGAAGATACTGGGCATATATCAGCTCATGAAGTGCGCAAAGAGATAGAATCGGGCGAGATATCTGAAGACTTAGCGATGCAAGAATATTATTGCTCATGGGAACGCGGCCAAGAGGGTTCTTATTACGCCAAATATATAGACAAGATGCGTCTACAATCGAGGATTGGGCATGTACCTTGGGAACCGTATCATAAAGTGCATACTGCTTGGGATCTTGGGATTAAAGATGCCACAGTTATTATTTTCTTTCAGGTTATTGGAGAGACTGTTCGTATTATCGATTATCATGAACAAAGTGACAAGGGTATGGATCATTTCGCGAATATAGTTTTGAATAAACAATATGTTTACGGCTCTCATTTTCCCCCACATGACATTATGGTGCGTGAATTGTCGCGCGGATTATCGCGTAGAGAAATGTACCGCGAGCTTGGTATTAAATTTACTGAGCCAGTTATGATTGGCATTGAAGATGGTATAGAACTATGCCGTAGAACCTTCAACAAAGTCTGGATAGATGAACAAAATTGTAAGAAACTTATTAAATCTTTAGAAAACTATCGCGAAGAGTATGACGACAAGCGCAAAGTATATAAGGGGCGCCCGCTCCATGATCATACAAGCCACGGAGCAGACGCTTTTAGGTACTTATGTGCTAGTTTGCCAAAAACAAAAGATGGGTTATCTAAAGAGAGATTAGAAAGAAATTATAGAGAAGCTGTATATGGCGACCAAACAAGTCAGGCGCCGTTTTTTAGGACCGATTTACCGGAGTATTAATTATGAGAATATTTATTAGTGGTTCAACCATTGAACAAATTGAAGACATTAAGAACAACAATGTCAAAAGTGTAACTATCATGGCCACAGAAGATTATGAGAAGTTACTAGCAAAGGGAGATGCTGCACTTCCCGAAAATTTTGATAAAGAGGCGCACCTAGAATATTTAAAATCCATGTCATCAGGAGAACTTGATGAATATTCTAAACAATATTGCCAAGATCTTGGCCAAATGACTGTTTTTATGAATCATGAATTGATTATAAAAGAAATTGAATAATTATGAGAATCTTCATGCACGCCAAAACTCTAGAACAGATCCAAGCAATAAAAGAAAATAGAATCAAAAGCATTTCTATTATGCCCACTGAATACTTTAAAGATCTGCTGCGGCAAGCAAATCTTGGAGTAAATATCGGAGAAACTAAAGAGTTCACTGATAAACTAATTATGAAAGAATTAGAATGAATTGGTTATCATTTGAAGCGATAAAGCCTGATAAAAACTATAATTCATATCTCGTGGCTGGGTATGGATTTTTTGGCATAGGAACTTGGGAAAATGAAAAAGGATGGACCGAGGTCTATTTGGGAGATTTTCCGTTTGGTCAAAAAGGCTTAGATAAAGATTACTATTTATCATCAATGAATATTATAAAATATTGGTGTGAAATACCGGAGTACCCAGAATGAATTTATTTAAATTTTACTTATTTAAGATCCTGAGATTTCTTATCTATTACGTTCCAAATCCTATATTGTTTTCCGAGAGAGATCGTCGCGCTGCCATTATCGATCGTAAGAACCGTGAATTCGACGATAAATTAAGAAAACAAGCAGAAAGTGATATGGATAAATTTCTTGCATCAAAAAATGCTCAGGAACTGGAAGAATTAGTATCTACTAATTGCGAACCATATCCTCCTGGTAAAATTATTGTACATACTAAAAAAAATTATAAGAAGATACCCTTAGGTATGAATATAGAGACGAGAGAGACTCAACGATGAAAGTCTTTGAATTTTTAAGAACAAACCTTAAGAATATTAAAATTAAGGCGTCGTTTACTCCGCAACGCGCAGATCATATTGCGCCACAAAAGTTAGAAGATACTACCCAAGAAGATGAAGCAGTACAGAAAGCGCGTGAATATGTAAAACGCATATTCACTGAACAGCATGAAGCAATGCAAGCACGCGCGTCTAAAGCACATAACCCTAACTGTATCGATAGCTTTTTATGCTTCAGCAATCCTTGTTGGGAATTCGAACCAGATGAAATTGTGAAACATAAAAGTACCTGTGATTCGGAATCGGTCGAGTGGGCTACTTGTTGCCGTAAGTTAAGTAAGAAGCGTAAGAAAGTCGCAGACAAAGACTTTATGAGTGATTCATTTGTTATTGCGCCAAAGATAAAATTAAAAGAGAAAGACTGTTGATGGAATTCCCTGAAAAATTGAATATAGATACTGACCATGATTATCAACGACTAGGACAATATCTGGTCAATAGAGTAGAGCCACGCGATATATTTTATGTTGGTAATACTGAACTCTTAAGACTTATTGATGAATGGAAGTTTCCCCAAGCTAAATAATAATGAAATATATTCTACCCATAGCTGAGAGCGGCCAATCGCCCATTGAGGTGCTTTCCATATATAACACCACGACCCATCCTTAACGGGGGCTGCATAACTAATTTTCTGCTACCAACTATGGGTGCTATTCGAGATCAGCGAACAGCTTCTTTATAAAGACCCTAAATATTATTATATATAAAATACTTGATTCCGTATCCCCATAATTCTACACTATGCCAAATGAATAGATGGTGGTTTTGTCCCCCTATACCCTATTTTCCATCATCTATTCTAAAAAAATTAGGAATTTACTCGTAGTAGAAAGGGTTTATCATTATTTTCCCACAGCTTGGACCTGAATATTTAGGCTCATCTCCCGATGATCGCGGTATTCTTGCCCGTATACAAACCTTTTATGCTGAATCTGTAACAATTAACCAAGCCTTTTGGCAGGAAGCTGACACTGATACTCGTTATGAGGCAGGCGATCAGAGCTTCTTTAATGATCTTTATGGGAACCTACCCGCTAACAGAAGACGCCAATTTAACTTCAATAGAATAAAGCCTGTTATTAACATGATTTCTGGTTACCAAAGACGTAACCGTAAGTCGACCATTGTCACCCCGATAGAAAATGGCGATGCAGAGACCGCGGATCAATTTACCAAGGTCATCATGCATATCGACAGAACGCAAGGCGTACTAGAAACTATATCTGATTCATTTCATGGGTCGTTAGTTACTGGGATGAACTTGCTCTACGTATGGAATGATCTTCGGTCCGATCCTGTTTCAGGTAATATAAAAGTTGATAACTGTTCTTATAACAGTTTTCTTATTGATCCGTACTTCCGCAAAACGGATCTATCAGATTGCCGTGGGATCTTGCGTCGCCAGTTCATGAACAAACGACAAATCATCTCTATCCTGCCACAATATGCTGACGAGATCCTTGGCCTTATGACACATGACTCTGGTTCTGGGCGTGATGGTAAATTCCAATTCATGCCCGAGTCATATTCTTGGTCTGTAAATAACTTACTTACTTATGACGAATTCTGGTACCAAGACTTCAGAGAGCAGCGGATGCTCGTTGATTCTGAAACTGGCGAGTCTATGGAGTGGACAGGAAAAGACGAGGATGCTCTTAAACTTTACTTACAAACATACCCAAGTGTAACTGTAGTTAAACAAGAAATACCTACTGTAAGACTCGCTATTGTAGTTGAGAATAGAGTATTCTACCATGGACCAAATCCGCTCGGTATAGATAAATATCCATTCGTACCAGTTTTCAGTTACTATAATCCACAAATGCCTTATATGCCTTACAGAGTAGCAGGTGTTGTTCGTGGATTGAGAGATGCACAATATTTATATAATAGAAGAAAAGCTATCGAGCTCGATATCCTCGAGTCTCAAATAAACTCAGGATTTAAGTACAAGGAAAACGCCCTCGTTAACCCGAAAGATATTTTCTTAACAGGGCAAGGGCGCGGTTTAGCACTTAAAGAAGAAGCGCTCATGACTGATGTTGAGCAGATCATCGCTCCGCAAATTCCACCATCGATGATTGAACTTTCAAAAATCTTAGCTGATGAAATTCAAAAAATTAGTGGCGTTAATGAAGAACTTCTGGGTGCTGCTGTGGATGATAAGGCTGGCATACTCAGCATGTTACGTCAAGGTGCTGGTCTTACCACTCTGCAGATATTATTCGACAACCTAGACTATGCGCAGAAGCTATTAGGTGGAATTATGATCGATATTATCCAAGCAAACTATATGCCTGGTAAGATTAAGAAGATTCTCGAGGGTGCTGAACCAACTGCGCAGTTTTATAATAAAGCTTTCGGTAAATATGGCGCTGCTGTTGAAGAAGGATTCAATACTACTACACAGAAACAGATGCAATTTGCTCAGCTTCTACAACTTAAAGAAGTTGGTGTTCCTGTACCTAATGACCAATTGCTTGAAGCGTGTACTTTACAGAACAAGAAACAACTTATCGAATCTATTCAGAAAGCAGAGCAGGCTGAGGCTCAAGTGCAGCAACAACAAATGCAATCTCAAATGCAATTACAACAAGCTCAAGCAGAACTGGCTCACGCGCGTTCAGTTGCTGATATAAGTCTTGGTGGTGAACGTGATGCGCGTTCAGTTTCAGACCGTGCTCTTGCTATTCAGAAACTATCTGAAGCTAATAAGAACGATGAACAAGCATTACTTGAAAAAGTTAAGATCTTAAAAGAATTAGAAATGATGGATCTGAGCCATATCGAGAAACTTATTGCTATGGCCAACGCACTCAAGATTGCAGAACAATCGAGCATTCAATCACCTGAACCATTACAGAACTCTACTCAGCCAGCAGCTTCTTCCGTGCAAAGTAGTGCTGCTGGCGCTCCAATACAAGTGTCTAAACAACCTCAAACCCTAGGATAACTTATGTCATTTATTTCATTACTTGGTGCTATTGCATCTAACATTAATGCATCTAATATTTCAGAGTTTGTACAACTCACTGAAAATCTAGTGGGAATTGGAGAATCTCTGGTAAGTGAAATTGAATCGGTAGTAAAGCCAGCAGTTGCAGCACAACCCGCATCAAAGGTAATTGCATCTGTTTTGGCACCAAGTGCGTTCCCAGGAACCGCTGCGAACAGTTAAAAAATTCTATCGTGTCCATAGTGGGCATAGTTAGAGGCATAACCCTTGCATCAGTTGTCGACAATTTGTCGACAGTTGGCATGCAGTTACTAAGAAAGGCCTATTATGGCAAAAAGATACCACCAATCAGTACGCGATCGTAAAGATGAGGCATATGGAGAAGGTAAATACGAAGGTTCACGCGTTTCACATGCAAGAGATCAATTTAATGACGAACGCAGAAACGACAAAGACGGCATGAGAATGGATCCACGCAAACCGCTTGGTGAAGAATTCTATGCTGGCGGAGGCGCACGTCGTCGTATGGAATTAGAAGATGGCGGCATGATCCACGAAGATCACTCAGCAATTGCTAACCTTCCACAAAATGTAATGATGAAAGCTTATCCTAAAACTGGTCCTTACATGCCAGAAGATTTGGATGACAGAATCGAAGGCGTAGATCGTCAAATGGATTTTGATGATTCACAACGTCGTCGTCACTTCTTCCCAAAGAAAGTGTAGTCATGCCAGCAATGGTAAGAGATCCAAAGAACAAGGGAACTAAAGTTGCATTCAAAATTCTAGGGAAACCTCAGAATATGCAAGATCAGGAATCCCGAAAAGAATTTGAGATCGAAAAACGTTTAGCGTACGAAGACACCCGTCTGGTTCGTTAAGGAAAGAGGAGCTTAAAACGCTCCTCTCTTTTAAGGAGAATACAATGGAATTCAAAGTATATGCAGGTAACTACATCGACCCTATTGATAATGTAGATCCACGCAGAAAGCAAGAGCTTATAGATGCTCGTATGATCCAAGAAGATCATAATGCTATGGCAAATTGTTCGACAAAAGTTATAAATAGGGAATTTAATGCATGGAGATACCCTGAGCGTCTTGCAATGTATAATCAAAATACTGGTAAAAAATTAAATAGTGATTGGAAGTAAATTATGAAAATGCCAATGAAAAAAGAAGATAAAGCTAAAATGCCTAAATCTCCTATGAAGAAATACAAGAAAGATAAAAAAGGCAAAATGCCTATGAAAAAAGATTGTCCTTGTAAGTAATAGGAATATCATGGCAGAAAAATGGATACAAGACGCGATTAAAAAGCCCGGTGCTCTTAGAAAAGAACTCAAGGTTCCTAAGGGTAAGAAAATACCTAAAAAAGAACTAGAAAAAGCTGAGAAGAAGCCTGGGAAAGAAGGTCAGCGAGCTCGTTTAGCAGAGACTTTGGGTAAACTTAGAAAAAAGAAAGGCAAATAATGCCAATTCTAACTAAATCAGCTCCTAAAAAGGATAAAAAGAAACGCATGAAAGAAGAGATGACTAAATTCTCTGAAGGCAAGCTTCATAGCGGTTCTAAAAAGGGACCCGTTGTTACGGATAGATCTCAAGCAATTGCGATTTCTTTAAGCGAATCAGGCGAAAGCAAGAAGTCTAAAGCCAAGAAAAATAAAAAATAGTATACTGCTTGTAAGTTTTTCTCCTCTTTTGAACCCACGCGATACTGTGAATCCCGTGGGTTTTTTGTTATACATATTTATGCTATTTTAATGGTGAATCCGAAATTCAAACAAGGAACATGTATGTATGAATCACTTCGCCCTCTTTCAGATAGGGTAATTCTCCGTAAACTAAAAACACAAACAGAAAAGCCACTAGGAAATGTGGTTATTATAATCCCGGATAGTGCTATTGATGAAAAAATTCAAATGGCTGAAGTTATAGCAGTTGGTCCAGGTAAAGAAAAACCACTAACTGTTATTTTAGGGGATAAAGTTCTCATTGGTAAATATACTGGTCTTGAAATAGAAAAAGACATAGTTGTTGTGCATGAACCAGAAATTATAGGGGTTTTATAATATGGCTAAGAAAATATTATTTAGCATTGAAGCGCGCTCAAAACTAGGCGTAGGCGTAGATACGTTGGCAAATGTAGTTAAGGTTACATTAGGACCCAAAGGTCGTAACGTTGCTTTTCAGCGTGCTTATGGTTCGCCTATTGTTACTAAAGACGGAGTAAGCGTAGCCAAAGAAGTTGAACTAGCTGACCCTATTGAAAATATGGGCGCTCAAATGGTGCGTGAAGTTGCAAGTAAAACTGCTGATATTGCCGGTGATGGTACTACGACTGCTACAGTTCTGGCTCAAGCTATATTCCGCGAAGGTAATAAGTATGTTACTGCTGGTGCTAATCCTATGGAACTAAAGCGTGGTATAGATAAAGCAGTGACAGCTGTCGTTGATTATATAAAATCACAAGCAACAAAAGTAATTTCCAAAAAAGAGATAGAGCAGATAGCTTCTATTTCGGCGAACTCTGATACTTTTATTGGCGAACAAATCGCACATGCAATGGATAAAGTAGGTCGGGATGGTGTGATAACTGTTGAAGAGGCTAAGGGAATTGAAAGCGAACTTACGGTTGTTGAGGGTATGCAATTTGATCGTGGATATTTATCTCCTTATTTTGTAACTGATTCTGAAAAGATGCAGACAATACTTAACGATGTTCTCATTCTCATTGTAGATAGCAAAGTTTCAAGTATGAAAGCGCTTCTTCCTACTTTAGAAGTAGCTGCAAAGAATAGCAGACCATTACTTATTATTGCAGAAGATGTAGAGGGCGAAGCTCTTGCTACTCTTGTTGTTAATAAAATGCGTGGGATTCTTTCAGTAGTCGCAGTTAAATCCCCAGGTTTTGGCGACCGTCGCAAATCTATGCTCGAAGATATTGCCATTTTAACTGGAGGTAAACTTATTACTGAAGATCTAGGACTAAAACTCGAGACAACTACTATAGTTGATCTGGGCCGCGCTAAGAAAGTAATCGTCACAAAAGACAATATTACTATCGTTGAAGGTGCTGGGTTGATCGCAGATATTCATGCCAGAGTAATTAATATCAAAGCTCAAATGGAAAATATCAGTTCAGAATATGATAAAGATAAATTACAGGAACGTTTAGCTAAACTTTCTGGTGGTGTTGCCATCATTAAAGTGGGAGCGTCTACAGAAGTTGAAATGAAAGAGAAGAAAGACCGAATTGATGACGCACTGCATGCAACAAGAGCGGCAATAGAAGAAGGAATTGTAGCTGGTGGTGGAGTTACACTTCTCAGATCACAATCATGCGTTAAAGATCTAAATTTAGAAGGCGATGAACTTCTTGGAGCTCAAATTATAATGCGTGCTCTTGAAGAACCGATTCGCATTATAAGTTCAAATGCAGGATTTGAATCTTCAGTTATTGTTAATCAAGTTCGTGAAGAATCAGGTAATAATGGATTTAATGCTCGCAGCGGAGAATATGTTGATATGATTAAAGCTGGTATTATTGATCCGGCTAAAGTCGTACGAACAGCTTTACAGAATGCAGCATCTATTTCGGGATTATTATTAACGACTGAATCGGTTATTGTGGAAATACCAGAAGATAAGAAAGAAGTTTCAGCTCATGGTTCGCCACAAATGCCTGGCATGTATTAATTAGAATTGCTATAATAACCGCGACGGGATGTGATCTAAGAAGTTCCTTAATGGATTTTATGTGATTAAAAAAAATTACACATCCCGTCGCCTATCTTGGAGATAGTTTTGAATAAAAAGAAAACCGTTGGCCAAGCATCTTTAGAAGCTAGCCAGAAAACATCCGATGTTATTAGTGCTATTGAACAGCAAGAGGCGATGCAGCAGGATTACATGAAGCATCTTCTTGATACTATTGATGCTGGATATGCCAAATATTCAGCAGATTTTTATGTTGAAGTTATAACTAAAAATGAAAAATTAATGCCAAATGTATTCCGTAATTATTTTGTTGACCGCAGTAGTTGCCCTACGCCTAACTATGATCAAAGCGTATTTAAATATAATCGCCAAAAAGAACAAGTAGAATATATCTGGACTATACCTTCTCGTGACGCAACACATCACCTTGTTGAGAATCAAGCTATCGTTGATAAATCGGAACGACAATTGACTGAGTTCTGTGTTTTATTCGCTTCAGGAGAATTATTCAAATTAATGAAAAAACTTAATGGTGAGCTATCTGATTCGCCAGCACTTGCTTAAAGGAGCACTATGTCATTTGAAATAAAATATAATAGAGATGGTGAAGTTATACGCGATGCATCACTCAAGCAACAATTAGAAAAAGCTGCAGAGGCTCCTGTTCAAGAAATTCAACAACCTGTATATAACGCTCCTGAAGAACTTTTGGTTGCAGTTGATTTACCACAACAAGAATCGACGACTGTAGAAGAACAAGTAACTCAAGAAGAAATAATTCAAGAAGTTCCTAAACAAGTTTATAAGCGTACTCCCGAAAATAGCTTCAAAGAACTACGTGATGCTAAAGAACGTGCTGAACGTGAACGTGATGAACTTATGCGTAAGCTATCTGAGCGTGAAAGTTACAATCAGCATGCGCAACAAAAACAACAAAAGATAACTGATTTAGTTGAGGAACCAGACTTCGATCTTGGTGTTTCAGATGATGATCTTCTTGAAGGAAAACATGGTAAAACTATCGTTCAAGAAGTAAGGAAGATAAAACAACAACTGGCTCAAGAGCGTGCATTACTTCAAGAACAACGTGCCGCGGCTCAAGCTCAAGCTGTTGAAAACAAACTCAGATCACAATACCCTGATTTTGATAAAGTGGTAACTCCTGATACGGTTTCAATGTTGCAGTATATGGACCCTGAGTTTTCAAGCGGACTTAACTTTAAAGCAAATCCTTATGCTACCGCAGTAAGCGCTTATTTAGCTATTAAAGAAAAAGGCATTTATAAGAACGATTCTTATATTGCAGAAAAACAACGCGTTCAAGATAATGCTGCAAAGCCACGTTTATCACCAGCTTCAGGATCTACTCAGCAAAGTTCTTCACCTCTATCTAAAGCAAACGAGTATGCACAAGGATTAACGCCGCAACTACAAGCACAATTGTTAAAAGAAATGAACGATATCCGTAAAGGACACTAATTTATTATGAATCATAAAAGATGCTCTATAAAAGAATTAGATATTCTACAATGTGCACAATCTTATTACTATGCACATCATCAAATAGATTTAGAAATATATATAGAATCATGGATTATGGATATCATGAAGAAAATGCCATCATATTGTCCTCTTAAAAAATGTTATGGTGGAATGCCGCTTGCGTGTGAATGTGGATGTGATGCCGGATCAAAAAGATGTAACAAATCACATTTAAATGATGAATAGGGCCCTAATGATCTTATCCGAAAAACAAAGACTTTTTGCTGAGAATATAGCGCATCTCATCCAAGAGATAATAAAGAATGGGTATGGCGTTACTTTTGGTGAAGCATATAGAACCCCCGAACAAGCAGCCATTTATGCTAAAGAGGGTAAAGGTATTTCTGATAGCTTACATTGCAAGAGACTCGCTATCGATCTAAATTTATTCAACGACCAAGGCGATTATATCACTGAATATAATGAATATAAGCAATTTGGCCAATACTGGAAGACATTGAACTCTCTTCATAGATGGGGAGGGGATTTCGTGCGACTTGTTGATTCCAATCATTTTGAGATGCAAGATTTATAGTAGCTGACAATCCTACTATTTACTAAACGCTAGATAATTTCGTTACTCCTTTATTATCTAGCGTTTCTATTATCGCCAAGTTATGCTTAAAATAACTTTGGAGGTGTTATATGAAAATAATATTATTTACATTCGTATTCATGTCTTTGCTTGGCATGTCTGATTCCCAACCAAATTCAGTTCCAAACACCCCTGCTTTACGATCATTTTCTCCAGCAGTATTTGAATCTCACTACGCAACAGAAGATATTCGTATAATAAATGTAACTCCAGAAGAAGAGGAAGCATTTCATCGCTCAATTCAAGCAGCTCATGATCGTAATAATCAACGTAGACTCGGAGATATTGAATCGCAAGTTCCTCAACCCAATGCAAACCATCCTCAACAAATACCTAATACAAATCCTTTAACTAAAACTATATCCAATAATAAGACTTTGATATTGAGTAATCTTGCAACAGCAGTTCTTGGGGCGACTGTCACATTACTCGTTCACTTTACTGCGGCGAAATAGTATAATACCAGTGCGCAAAGAAAGGTTCGCATCTTTCAAACCCAAAATCTGGACGCAAATCGGAACTCGTCCACCGATGACGCAATGTAAGCTTCGTCAGCTTGAAGTATATATTAACAACTTCAAGGAGATCTTATGTCAATCACAACGACATCATCCCTACCGGCGCCGGTTCAACAAAGCTTTAGTTACAAGCTTTTGTCCGTTCCAGTCCCAAATATGATTCACAAAATACCGGCCATGAAAAAGCAGATGCCTAGAAATGGCGGTACAACATTGAGAATGAGACGTTATAATCCTCTCAATACTGCTATGGTTCCACTTGGTAATAGCGGCGTCACTCCCCCACCACAGAACTTAACTGCGGTAGACATTGATGCGAAGATTAGTTTTTACGGTAAAGGTGCCGTAACAGTTTATTGTTGAGACCTACGTTACAATAAACGAGCAGGTTAAGAGTAGCCTGCTTTAAATCAGCCCTAATAGAGGTGGAAGCGCTAACGTAAAGGCGAGCGTGACACTGCGCAAGACAATTGAATTATAGGATTAGCGAATATGCAAAGCTTTAAGTTTATGAAACAACGCGTAACGAGTATCAAGGACTTCCTTTTCAATAGGTTGAGTTCCTTGTTGTCCTTTGCGCATTCTTGTTTTTTCAAATGTAGCTCGCATTTCGATCATTATCTCTGCTTGTTCTTTTTTAATGACAAGATAGGGCATCATGAGTTCACAAAGATGTTTAAGACGATCAGCATGAATAACCCATCGATATGGAGTCCTTCGAGAATTTTCGGGAATTTGTTTTTTCGTATATTCGGAAACCTTTCCTCCAAAGTTTTCTACAAGCCATTCAATGAGTATTCTATCGGTGCTTGTAACTTGAATCATGGTATGAAAATGGGGTACGCCAGTCTTCTTGCTGAAGGAATAACAGCCAATAAGAAAGCAACCCTCTCCATCGATGGTTCCAGCCAAATAAGCCAACTGGGCAACTGTATAGTCTTTTTTAATATATGTGCTAATCATTTAATATCCTTTACGATTAATAGCCATTTATTAGTTTATCGTAAATTAAAGCCGGCGTAAACGACTTAAGCGGGTAGATACGAGAAATCGTAAAGCGAAAGTCTGACCTCCATGGAGACATGGAGAGGAGAATCCGAAGAGGTTTTCCCGCCACGAAAGTGGTCACAAAAGTAACAGATTGTACCTTACAAAACCAAGATCCAGTACTTAATGAATGTGCTGCACGTCTTGGAGTTTCTCTTCGTCAAACAGAAGATCAATTAACTCGTGATATGTTGGCTTCAACAGCTTCATTCATCAACTGTACAGGTGGTGTTAATGGTGATGTTCCTACAGAAATCACACGTTCTGATGTTGATACTATTGTTCGTGCATTGTTAAATAACAACGCATACACAATTATGGATAACATCGAAGGTGAAGATAAATTCGGTACAGCTCCAGTTCGTGATGCATACTTTGCATTATGTTCAACACAGCTTACAGGTAACTTAGATAACGTTGCTGGTTTTATTCATAAAAATAACTACCCAGCTCCTATGAATGCTCTTCGATCAGAATGGGGTTCAATCGGAAACTTACGTTTCTTGGTGAGCTCTATCGGTTCTGTTTCAGCTAATGCTTCTTCATTAGGCGCAGATGTGTATAACATCTTCTGTGTTGGTATGGAAGCTTATGCTTGTATTGAGCAAGATGGTTATTCAGCCAGCTTTATTTATCGTCCACCGATCTATGACGGCCCATTAGCTCTTAATGCGTCTGTAGGTTACAAATTCGCTGAAGTTCCACGTATCACTAATGATCTGTGGGTCTTAAATCTTCGCGCAACATTAGCTTAAGGAGAATGATATGGACGGAACTATACTCGGACAAGGAACCTTTGTAGCAAACTTCACTGGTTTGGTTAACCCAAATACAGGTGTTGCTTCTATTAGTAATTCCAATTCAACTATTATCGCAATTCCTAGCGGCGCTGATTGGGTATCAGTAAGAAACTACACCCAATATGGTACTGTTGGTGCAGCTGGTGGAGCATATTTCAACGGAACAGCAAACGCTGATGTTGGATTTGAATTTTACTGGCAACGCGGAATGGCTGCCGGAACAGGACTTGTGAGTTACAAAGCATCTGCAAGTGCAGTTGTTTCTGTAGACTCTATGGTTTCTGGTGGATTCACTTTATATGATCCATCTGGACAAACAAACGGCGCACAACCATTATTGGGTGCACCAGTAGCTACTACAGCTTCTACTAACGCAACGCGTCCTGTGGTAAGTACTGCTAATACAGCAGGTATTTCTGTAGGTACTATTGTTCGTATGAGCAATACAGCTCAATCAGATATCAATGGTGTTGATTTTGTTGTTGGTGCAGTTACTGCTAACACAAGCTTTACGCTTATGACAGCTTCTAACGCATTGGCTAACGTACCTGGTGCTATCGGTGGTGCTGGCTTCTATAGAATCGTGAACAATGGCAATAGAGCGCTCTTCTATCCACGCCGTAGAGTTATTACAAACATTACTCAAGCAGTTAATGCTCAAGTAAGTACTTCTATTGCTCATGGATTAACCTGTGGACAAGAAGTTCGTTTTAATATTCCTGCTGTATCTGGAATGATTCAATTGAATCCTAGTTCTCAGAACAACTACTATCCTACTGGTTCAAGCGTAGCTGCAATCGTAGTTAGTATTGTTGATGATTACAACTTCACTATCAATATAGATACTAGCGCTTACACCGCGTTTACTTATCCAACAATTGCTCAGCAGCCAAGTTCTTTCCCAGAAGTTACTCCTTTTGGCGAAGATAATGCAACTGCTTTAGTAA